CAAGCCCGACGTGCTCGACAAGTTCGACAGCGACAAGTGGGCGGACCAGTACAGCGACATGCTGGGCGTCTCGCCGGAGCTGATCGTGCCAGACGAGCAGGTCAAACAGATCCGCGATGCGCGCGCCAAGGCGCAGGCCGCAGCGGCCCAGCAGCAGCAGGCCAACATGGCGGCCGACACCGCGCAGAAACTCGGCGCCACCCCGACCAACGGCGGCAATGTCGCCAGCGACGTGATGTCGCTGTTTTCGCAATAGGAGCGCCGCATGGCACTGGTGAACATGAAGTTGTCGCCCTCGGAGGCGAAGGAGGCTGACTGCTGCGCGCCGGCCACTGACGGTGGCCCCGCTTACCCGTGGGGGCTGTCGCTATACCTGGACGACGAGACGCTGGCCAAGCTCGGCATCACCCAGCTGCCCGACGTCGGCTCACGGCTCACGCTGAGCGCGATCGTCGAGGTGACCAGCAATTCCCAGCGCCAGACGCAGGAAGGCAAGACCGTGAACATGGACCTGCAGATCACGGACATGGAGCTGAGCGGTATCCGCGCGGAGCCGTCCGCAGCGACGGTGCTGTACGGCGGCAGCCAAGACTAGGTGTACGTCACTTTCGTTGCCGCCCTTACATTGGGCGCCTATGGATTCGCACCCGACCGACATCGCCAGCCAGGAAGCCCACCGCGAGGAACAGCGGCAGCGCGCCCAGCTCGTGGCGCGCGCCGAAGTCGAGGACATCAAGTGGCTGATGAGCAGTAAGCGCGGCCGCCGGATTGTGCACCGCATCCTCGAGGGCGCCGGCGTGTATCGGATTTCCTTCCACACGAATGCGCTGCAGATGGCGTTCAACGAGGGAAATCGCAACCAGGGCAATGCGCTACTGGCGCTGGTCACGACGCACTGCCCGGACCGCTACATCGAACTGTTGAACGAGGCAAAGACCAATGAGCAATGAATCGCTGATCGCCGGGAACACTCAAGATACCGGCGCTGCGCAACCCGCTGCAGCAGCTCCCGTACCAGCCCCGGCACCAGCTGCCGACGGCACGGCTCCGGGCGCCACTGCGGCAACCGAGCAGAACGCTCCTGCCGCACAAGCTACGGACGCAACCGGCAACCCGCCGGCGGCTGCCGAAGATCCCAACGCTGCTCCGAAGCCCGACGACGGCAAAGGGCAGCAGGCCGCCGAGAAGCCGGTCGTTCCGGAGAAGTACGAGTTCAAGGCCCCCGAGGGCACGCAGCTCAATCCGGAAGTGATCGGCAAGTTCGAAGGCGTCGCCAAGGAACTGGGCCTGTCGCAGGAAGCGGCGCAAAAGGTCGTCGACGCGATGGCCCCCCAACTCGCTGCTGCGCAAGCTGCGCAGTTCGAAACAATCAAGACCGGGTGGGCAGACAGCGCGCGAACCGACAAGGAATTCGGCGGCGACAAGTTTGCCGAGAACCTGGCGGTGGCGAAGAAGGCCCTCGACACCTTCGGCACGCCCGAGCTGCGCACCCTGCTCAATGACACCGGCCTGGGAAACAACCCGGAGATCATCCGGGCGTTCTACCGCGCCGGGCAGAAAATCAGCGGTTCGAACTTTGTCGCGGGTGGTGCTGCTGGCGCCGCTCCGACGAGTGCAGCCGCCACCCTGTATCCCAATCAAGCAAAAGGATAAAACATGGCTGTACTTCAAAATGGCCAGCTGACGCTGGTCGACGCCGCAAAGCGCGTGGACCCGAACGGCCAGGTGGCGAAGGTCGCCGAGCTGCTGTCGCAAACCAACGAGATCCTCGAGGACGCCGTCTTCATCGAAGGCAACCTGCCGACCGGCCACCGCCTGACGATTCGCACCGGCCTGCCCCAGGTGTTCTATCGCCTGATCAACCAGGGCACTCCGAGCTCGAAATCGGTGACCGCGCAGATCGACGAAACCTGCGGCATGCTGGAAGCGCGCTCGCACATCGACGTGAAGCTGGCGAACCTGAACGGCAACAAGGCCGAGTTCCGCCTGTCCGAAGACCAGGCCTTCCTGGAAGCGATGAACCAGACGATGGCCGGCAAGATGTTCTACGGCAATCCCGGCAGCGACCCGCGCGACTTCCTGGGCTTCCAGACGCGCTACAGCTCGCTCACCGCGGGCAATGGCGGCAACATCCTGGACGCCGGCGGCACGGGCTCGAACAACTGCTCGATCTGGCTGATCGTGTGGGGCGACAATACCGTGTTCTGCCCGTACCCGAAGGGTTCGCAAGCCGGTCTGCAGCACCAGGATCTGGGCATCGGCGATGTCCCGGACGCCAACAACAACCTGTTCCAGGCGTTCAAGGCGCTGTACCAGTGGGATAACGGCCTGGCCGTGAAGGACTGGCGCTACGTCGTGCGCATCGCGAACATTAACGTGTCCGACCTGACCGGCCAGTCCGGCACGCAGGCGTCGACGGCTGCGACCCAGATCATCAACCTGATGAGCCGCGCGCTGGACCGCGTGCCGAACCTGAACATGGGCCGCGCAGCGTTCTACGCGAACCGCACCGTGTACTCCATGCTGCGCGTCGCTGCGCTGAACAAGTCGAACGCGGCGCTGTCGATCGAGCAGGCGATGACCCAGTTCGGTACCCCGTACCAGCTGACGCGCTTCCTGGGTGTCCCGCTGCGCAAGGTCGACCAGCTGCTCAACACCGAATCGCGCGTCGTGTAACGCGCTGAAAGGAAATCAACATGATCCTCGACGCATTCTTGCTGCTCTCGGGCGGCGTCTCCGGTAGCGGGACGCTGACCGGCCAAGCCGTTACCAACACCGCTGTCTCGACCAACTCGCTCGACACGAACCCCGACACGCTCGGCGGCAACCAGCCGAACGACATCGGCCGCGGCACGGCGCTGGAAGTCGCGATCAGCGTGCTGCAGACGGCTACGGCCGCCGGCGCCGCGACGGTGAACTTCGAACTGATCCAGGCCGACGACGGGGCGCTGACCACCAACGTGGAAACGATCGTGCAGACCGGTGCCATCCCGATCGCGAAGCTGACCGCGGGCACGCTGGTGCCGCTGCATGTCGACCGCGCTGCGCCGTACGCGCCTCGCCGCTACATCGGCGTGCGCTACACGATCGGTACGGGCCCGCTGACGGGCGGCAGCTTCTCGGCCGCGATCGTCCGCAACGTCGCCGACATCCAGAACATCTACGGCAAGTCCGGCTTCGCCGTCCTCTAATCCGACCGGGGGCTGAGTCCCCCGGCTTCCTTCACAGGAGAACGCAATGCAAAACGAAGACACGAGCGCCGCTGCGCCGCGCGAGCCGGTCTGGTACATCACCAAGGAAAAGTCCCTGGTGGGCAACGACGTCCACGAGGCTGGCACGAAGGTTCTCTACGACGGTCTGCCGGCCGAGAACCTCGAGCCCACGTGCGACGTCGGTCGCGGCCGGTACCAGGAATATCTGGCATCGAACGCCGAGCGCGTCGCAAAGCTCCAGCAGGAGTTCAGCACGAGCGCGGTGGGGGATCCGGCGAAGTTCGCCACCGATTTCGCCAAGGTGCTCGCCGAACAGCAGGCCGAGCACAATGCGCAGATGGCCGCCCTGGTCGCGCAGAACACGGCAACGGTCGCGATGTTCACCGATACCCTCGCGAAGTTGACCGGTGCGCTGCAGAACATCGCCGGTCAGGCCTCGACGGCCCCTGCCACGCCGGTGATCGCTGCGGCCGCCGCACCGGCGACCGGCGACGCTGCCAAGCCGGCGGCGAAGGGCAAGGCCGACAAGCCGGCCAGCGACGGCGACGGTTTGGTGTAACCCGCGGATCGTCTCCCCGCGGTTTTGTGAACGGGGCCTTGCGCCCCGTTCTTTTTGAAAGGATCGGCGCATGCCCAGCGAAGTAGACATCTGCAATCTCTCCCTCGGAATGCTTGGCGACGACGCCACCGTCGCCAGCCTCGATCCGCCGGAGGGCAGCGCCCAGGCTGATCACTGCGCACGCTTCTACCCGCTGGCGCGCGACCTGATGCTCGATGCCCACCGCTGGGGTTTCACGACGCGACGCGCGTCGCTGGCGCTCCTGAGCGCGGCGGCCCCCAGCTCGTGGCGATACGCATACGCGGTGCCGGGCGACGCACTGAACTTTATCTCGGTACTCGCGCCGGACGTACCGGACGACAACAATACCGTCAGACTGGCGTTCGACGGCGCGGGCCGGGTGCTGCTCGATGCACTGGGCGCGTACGCACCCCAACCGTATGTGACCGAGACCTTGGCCGATGGCACGCCGGTGCTCTATACGAATCAAGAAAATGCGATCCTGCGTTACACGACACGTGTGACCGACTCATCCCTATTTCCGCCCACCTTCGTCCAGGGCCTCGCTATGCGCCTCGCGTCGATGCTCGCCGGGCCGGTCCTGAAGGGCGAAACTGGCATCAAGGCGGCCGCCTTGTGGGGGGATCGCGCGGACGCCTGGCTGAAGCAGGCGAAGGAGTCGGACGCCAACCAGCAGCACCAGCATGTTGTACAGGTGCCTTCGTGGATCGCAAACCGATGAGCCAGCGCACGCTTGCCCGCTCATTCTCCTCCGGCGAAATTACGCCGGAGCTGTTCGGCCGCCTCGACCTGGCCAAGTTCCAGTCCGGGCTCGCCGCCTGTCGAAACTTCCTCGTGCTACCCCATGGTCCGGTCGCGAACCGTCCGGGCACCGAATTCGTGCACGAGGTAAAGAACAGCGCGAAGCGCACGCGCGTCATCCCATTCGCCTATTCCGTCGACCAGACGATGGCGATTGAGCTTGGCGCCGGATACTTCCGCTTCCATACCCAAGGCGCCGTGCTGCTCTCGGGCGGC